AATTGCAAAAAATCCATCCAATCCACTATCTCTACGAATTGGTAAATCAATACCAACTTTAACATTAGTATCATTATCTTGAATATAAGGTTTTCTTGATGGGTCTTTAATAGCCATTATAATAAGTCCTCAATATTGTTTGGAATTAATTTAACAGTAGTATTTGCAGTTTGACCCTGTTCATCAGATACATCTATTGAATCAACAGAATCTGGTTCATCACCTATAAAAACATAACCAACACATTCCAAACCACCTGCATCTTTTCCTAAATCCAATCCAGTTAATTTAGCACCACCTTCCAATACTTTTGATATTGCTTTTTCAATCTCACCCTCTAATTTATCAATTGTAGAACCAAGTCCAAGTGGGTCACCTATTTTTTTTAAAACTTTTAAAAGAGGTTGGTATTCACCTAACAAAGTTTCTAATTCAATATTCACAGGCTGGTCGGGTGTTTTTAAACTTTCAACAGTCACAGGTGCTTTAAGTTGAGTGATTGTAAAATCAGCTTCAGTTAAAAATTTAACTATCGCTTCAGTTTGATATTGCGCATATCTTTCAGCAAATGAACCATCTGAAATATCAGGTTGTGATTGTCCAGTTTCAGCTGATGCTAAAGTTAAAGCGTCTAATAAATCACCTTTTAATCCCACAATTATCCCCCATACTTTCTATTAGATTTTTCTTTTGATTTTTTTAAAACTTCTCTATAATCTTTTTTTAGAAAATCTGGTGTTTGGCCATCAACACTTATGGTTGGACTTTGGTTATTCATCATATCACCATATTGTCTTGACATCACTTCACTCATTTTATCTGAAGTATATTCAGCACCACCCATTGTTTTCCATTCATCACTTGCAGCTGTTTCATTCAATACATCATTCAATACTGAATTTTTTGTGAATGATTTTTTCTCAATGATTTTTTTTGGTTGTGGTTGAGATTGAGTTGGTTTATTTAATTCAGTAATGACTTCTTTAATAGCCATCGCAACTTCTTCTCTAACGATTTGTCTGATTATAGTTTTTACATTTGTTTTTTTCTTTTTCATAATTACCCTTGTTCTATTTTATGCTTTGTACTTTTAATTTTTTTAACTAAATCTTTTATTTCACTTAATTTTTTTAAATCAAATGCAGGATTCATTTGAAAAGATTGTAATCCCATCTGTCCAGTATTGATTTGTGAACTTGTAAAAAAATCAATGATAGAATTTAAAACTTCAAACAATGTATCACCTAAAACCATCGACTCCATATTACTATTAGGATTACCAATATTTATATTATTTGATAAAATATTTAAAGTTTTAAAAGAATTAATTGATAGATTTTCACCAGCACCAATATATATGTCTTTAATTGATGAAACAAAAATATCATCAAGTTTAGAATTTAAAGTAATTCTATCAGATTGAAATAGTATTTGATTTCCATTGTAGTTATAAATTCCTTCTTGAACATTTTGATTATTATTTAAATAAGAATAAATATCACCAATTTTTTTTGTATTGTCCTCAATACCATCAGACGACAATCTAAATGGAATCGATGTTCCAGTTGAATCTAAATCACTATCTTCAAAATGTTGTTGTAATGTTCCAAAAGATGTTATACTAATTAAACTACCATCTGTTAATTTTTCAATGTCTTGAGTATTGTCTCTAGCATTTGATATGAAAATGTAAGGTTTATCACTACGACTACCAATTCTTAAACTGTTTCCATGTCTTCCTTCAATTAATGTATCACCTGTTGTTTCATACAATGCTGGTCCACCATCAAGCTCTTCTTTTCTTTTTTTAATTAATCTTCTATGAGGATTTTTTTTATTAAAGTTTAAACTTTCACCCGTCTCACCTCTTGTTGTTGTTATACCATTTTGAGTTTTCACAACTAAACTTGAAGCTTTAGCTCTATAATTTATATCATCATTCCAAGTAGGATTATTTTGTGGCATATTTAAAGGACCTAAATAATAATTAACACCACCAAGTTGTGTTAATAAAACAGGATCTCCTTTTGATGGAACATCATGCATAGTTCTAAGTAATGGGTAAAATCTGTCAGAGTCATCTTCAGTATTTTGTGTTTTAAATATATCAGCTGATTGATGAGCTACAGCCATAATTGTATTTGTGTGACTTGTTCCCTTATGGAAAATATTTTCACTTGAGTGACATACATCAGAACAATAACCTGTTACAAATTGTATATACATTGGAATATTGGATTCTTTTCCAAGAGCTCCAAATATAGTTTGTCCAGTATTTGTTGCGATATTCTGAACCATTAATTACTCCCCAAATCAATTGTTTTGTTTTTTGTAGCTTCAAGTCTGTCACTTTCATTCTGTAAATCTTGAACCGTATCTTGAAGTGTCCCCATTAATTCTTCTTTTTCTTCGTCTGTTAATAACATTGATTCATCGGATTCACCTTGTGATTTAGATATAATTCTCTGTAATACACCAGCGAGTTTTACCAAGTGTTCATCATTACGAACAGCTGTATCCATATATTCTTTTATAATAGGTGCAACCAATACCACATCATCAATGGTTGTTATGAATCCATGAATTTCTGATATTAACAAATCTATTTGAACTTTACGCTTTGTAGTGTTTTCGTAAATATCTTTTGTTAAATCTTGAAAGGTTTTACCCTCGAATATTTCTTTTCCATCTGACATATGAATCTCCATTTTGGATATACTTATTCATATATAAATATAAAATTTGTAAGAAATTGTATGAAATAAAAAACCCTCATTTAAGAGGGTTTAGTATTTAAAAGAATGAACCTGAAAAATTGTATATCACTGAACCATGCTTGTGATAAGTGTTTATTAGTTTTTTGTAATGTTTTTTTAAGACATTAACAACAGACGTAATGTGAGCGGTTTCAACGTCTGTCATTTCTCTAATTAAAATATAGATAGCTTTTTTATTAAAGTTTTCTATATCTTCCCTTTGTCTCATTAAATCAATTATAGCATATCCAATTTTTAAATCTCTATCTTTTTTAAAAATAGTGTTCATATTGGTATCAAAGTATTCAATAATTTCATTTGTTAAAACTATAAAATCAGATTCACTACTAACATCATTACCTTTACGTCTATCCAATACATCCATTTTATCATGTGTTTTGTATTTTTTATAATTATTATTATTGTGAAGAATTAAATAATTTTTAGCCACAACTGAAAAATAACTAAATGCTTTTGAACCTTTTGTGTGGTCATATTTATGCATATTCATTACCATAAATGCAACAACTTCATGCTTGACATCTTGAAATGGGTCATCAAAATAAGTAAATTTAAAAGTATTGATTATATTTTCAGCTAACTTATCAAAAGCTGCATGTATTCTTGTTTGATAGATTCTATTTTTTTTAGTAACATTTTCTGTAGAATTGTAATCTATGATAGCATCTTGAACCTCTTGCCCAAAATATACTTTACGTTTTTTCTTTTTAACTATTTTTTTAATTTCTTTTTTTACACTATCAATTTTCTTTTTTGGCATCTTGTATCTCCTCTTCAAATATCCCATCTAAAGATAATTGAATTTGTTTTAATTGTTCAAAGAAAAAACCAGTCTCATCATCTGATTCATAATGTCCTTTAGCATCAACAAGTTTCATTTTATCTGTTGAGAATTTTATCACTTGTTGAATTTCCAAAATCAATTCTTCATATTGTGTTATTCTTCGTAAAGAGTAATACACCAATACAGATGTAAAAATACTTATTAAGAAAAATAATATTGATAAAAACATCCACATAATTATCTCCTAAGCAAACAACTCATCAAATTTTGATTTTAAGTTGTCTACTTGTTTTTGTTCATCTTTTGTTTTTGGAACTTTTGTATTGATTGGTTCTTCTACTTCCGTTCCTCGTTTCCATTGGTCAGACTCAATATGAGTCGCCATCATATCAGCTTGATGTAATATGTAAGGCATATTTGAACGAAGTCCGAAGTCAGGATTGTAAGACATTAAATAAGATTTGTTAGCCTCATCATATAAACCATCTGTTAATTTAATTCCAATGTATTCTTTATCCGTAACCTTGACACCATAGTGTTGAAGTAACCACAATCCTCTATCAGGTACTTTCATATACTGAAGAGCTGGATTGTGGGTATAAATCTCATCACGATTTTTTCTATGCCAATCCGATGTCTGTGGAATATAATAATCGTTTTCTAAATCACCAACTTTTCCTAAGTCGTGATGTAGTGCTGCAAACACTAACTCCTCATCCGTGAAGTTAATCTCTGCTCCATTTTTTTCCCACAATTGTTTTAACTCAAGTGAGTGACTTACAATGTGAAGTATGTGTTCAACATATCCACCCGGCATCGCATTGTGATAATGTCCTTTAGCACTCGCAGGTGCGAACATCATTCTATCTTGGAAATCATCATAAAACTTTAAAAGATTATCTCGTCTATCATCACCGATATGTGCATTGATAACATCTATTAATGTATTCCAATTTTGTTGTATTTGTTCTGCTGATAATTTTTTCATTATTCTCCTATCCATTCATAACCATATTTGGTAAATTTAATTTCTTTGTATTTTCTTAAAGCATTTCTATAAGGACTAAATTTAATTCTTACACCCCAACCAAGATAATCCAATATATTTTTCTTTGTTACAAAACCTTTGTCTTTAATAAAGTCTTTAATTTTTAAAACACTATCTGTTTCACTAATTGATTCTAAATCGAATACCTCTTTCCAACCACCAAACCAATTAGATATTCTTTCTTCCCAAATCATATTATCTGCTAAGTCACTTGTATCATATGTAATCGGATTATCTAACATCTCATTGAATTTTTTTATGAAATCATTTCTATCATCATATAAATAAGGATATGGATTTTTAGCAACACTTGTCATTTCAGGATAACAAAGTTTGTTTGGTAAAAGATAAGGAACACCAACAGAGAAACCATCAGTTGTTGAAATACTCCAAGCTGAATATGTTTGGAATGTTCCCACACCAAATTTCATAGTGGATAAGAAATCCATATACTCATCACGACTTTCACATTTAACTCTTTCATTCCACGGCCTATCAACTTGTGTT